ATCGTTGTTGATCTCAATGGTGTTGGAGTCCATGCGGAGTCCTTCACCGTTGACGATCACACCGCCTTTGGCGCTGCTAGTCGCAACAGGAATATCGCTGCCAGTAATTGTTCGATACTCAACCGCACCACCAGCACTTGTAGGGCCAGCCAAGAACTGATTGGCTGCAGACGTGTCATTAACAACTGCCGCGATCGTAACTGCACCGCTTGTGGTCGTAGCCGTGATGTCGATGACACCAACGGTGCTGCCAGAAACGGTATTGATTGAACCGCTTGCTTTTAAGTTGAGCCAAGCTGAGCCGTTCCAGCAATAAAGAGAGTTGTCGTCTGTATCAACAGCAAGCTGACCTGTAAAAGCACCAGAGCCAGGCAGCGTCGTGACTAGATCGACGGTGGATTCGTTAGCAAGCTTCGCAGCCGTGATCTGGTCATCACCAATCTTGGCAGTCGTGATCGCTGAATCGGCAACGGCTGCTGTAGCAATGTCACCTGCAGCAAAAAGAATTTTCGCGCCAGGGATCGTATCGTCACTGATTAAGGTGACGCCATTGGCGACCAAATCCCCAACCGTCAGCTTTTTGGTCTCGCTAGCGCTGCTATCGACGACAGCGACCAGATCCCCAGTGGCTAAAGCAGAGCCAGCAAGCGCATTAAGCTCACTAATTTTTAAGTCAGCCATGGGCGGCTAGCTCCCTGTTAAGAGTCCTGCTGTAACAGCAGTTTAGCGCTGCTGTCTTGGTTCAAGCGTATGTCACCAGAGTCCTCTTGCAATAGAGCGTCGCCAGCAGCCTGCAACTTCATCCGCAAGGTCAAATCGCCTGTTGTGACAAAATCAGCCGTAATTTGCACAGCGCTGTCAGGCGTGAACTGGATTGCAGCCGCTGTAATGATGCCCTGAACGTTCCACCAAACCTCGTCGTTTCGTTGCGCTGGAACGCCGCCAGGATTGTATTCAGCTTTCTTAATGTAAAATCGACCATTAAAATTACTGCCAACCTTCGTGCGATGAGCTAGCTCATATAAATACATCGGCAATTCTTGCGACTCATTGCCTGTGTATTCCCAAAAGGCGGTGATACGACCAGAGCCTGAAATCAAGGTGTTGACTCTTGACCGAAACTCATCTGACAAAACTGTTGTGTCTACAGTTTCACGTTCAGTATTGATCTCAAAGCTGCTGACTTGCGCAAGAACACGCGGAGCAAAACTCTCAACCTTCACCTCAATCGGAATAGCATTGCCCGGCGTGGCTAAAGCCACAGCGTTCGCCGTACCACCATTAACAGCATGGGCAAAGCTGTCGTAAAGCCTGATGCCGTCTAGCTCGTCAACATGAATAAATCTCTTTGTGCCTGAATCCGTGAAGCCGTTGATGAAATCAAGAGCGCTGCCATCAGTGCTTGTAATTTCAACCTGATCGCCAGTTATCAGCTGACCATGCTCAAAATCAAAACTAAAACGTTTGCGCGTTGCGTTGACATCAGCAACATCAATCGTTGATTTCAACGTGCCGCCGTTAAAGACACGCTGCAGTTCAACCTCACCCTGAGTACCAAGATAAACCGTCATGAGATCGTCACGGTTGACAAGACACCAGTACCTTGGAACGCAATCTCAGCTCTAACTACATCGCCAGTGGCCGCACCAATGGTTGCACTGGTTATGTAAGCGTTGAGCTTAATGTCGTTGTTATCCGTTCCATCAACCCAGCGGAACGTCAGCTCAACCGTGTCGCTGCTGCTAACACCTTCGTTGCCGGTTTTGTAGAGCTTGTTCAGCAGATCTGTGGTGTTAAAAGTACCGTCGTCTTCTTTGTAGTACAACAACGTGGCGCTGCCGCTATAGCCGACGACGCCAGGAACATAAACACGGATATGCTCGTTCAGCGTTGTCGTCTCAAGCGTTTCCAGGTTTGACGACAGCTGAAAATTAACGACCTTGGCGAGGGTCGTTCCACCGAGCTGCATTACGCCATCTCTGCCGGTGTAGACCTTTGCCATCAGATCACGCCAATCAGATTCACTGTAACAGTGCTAATCCCAGGTCGCACCTGGACAATCTGCGGCGGGCCTTCATATCTGTACTGGGCTTGGCTACCGGAAGTAGAAGCAGTCGTTGTCGCAGCAGGCGTATTTGCTTGGCCACCCATCCCAGAGTGAACAGAGCAGTAGTAATACAGCGTTGGCGCTCCAGTCGCTACCTGAATCCTCGTGTAAGAACCAGCTTGCCCAGGCGTTCCAAATGTCGTTACGCCAGTCGTGTACTCCGTTCCACTGTTATGCGTGCCGTCGCTAGTGGTAGAAAAACGCAACGGATGACCGGCATTAGAAGCGTTCTGCTGGCTAAACAGATAGACCGTACCCTCGGTTAGCTCCAAGGTCTCTGCGTTAGAGCTGCCGCCATTGAAACGGTATTTGTTCCCGCCATCAGCAACCACAGTGACCAGATAGGTCACAGTCGGGATTTCAACGTCTGCTGGCTGCAATGAATCGCGATTGCCTGTAAATCCAGCGAAAGCCTGTTCAGCGATTTTAAAAGTTTGGAACGTCCCTTGTACTTCGTCGTAGTGATCAAGAAATAGCTCAGCATTAGGGTCGCCAATGTTGGCATAGGTCAAACTCAGCTTGACCTCAGTCCGTTCGCTGCCATACAAAATGCGCGTTTCTTGGCCGTTTTGAGCTTTGAAAACCTTGACCGGATACGTTCCAGGGTCATAGGTACGGCTAGAAGGCTTGAGGATCGGGAAAGCCATTAGGAAGGACGAACTGTGATGACTGAGGTGTCGCTTGCAATCAGCTTTGCAAGCTTGCTAACGCCATTATCGCAAGGATGCTCCGTTGCAACGATATCCACCGTGCCCTCCTCAGAGAACGTCAACTGCTCGACGACGTAGATGTTTTCCGAAACCTCCGGCCCAACAACGCTGAAAACAGTGTCGTGGAACGTGGAGTCTGAAACGTTCCCATTGCTTACGGTCATGGTTCCAGTTTCAACATCTTCAAAACCACTTTTGAAGTACGAAACGTTGTACTGACCATCAGGCATGTCCTGAACACTTGTCACCGCTCCAGCAGTGCCGACAGTCCCGTTGTTCGCGCTGTTGTAAGGGCTAGAGGTCGTTATCACTTTTATGTAAGACCCTGCTCTTAAGTTCAGACCATGCACGGTCGTTGAAAAACTGATCGTGTGTGTCACAAGATCACGAATCCCCAAAAAGTATTTGGCAATCTGTATTGCGTGTTTTTCTGAAGTGCAAAATTGAGTCAAATCAAACTGCTCGTTAGGCAAAAGGTTGATGTTGTGTATTTCCAGCTGGCCAGGCAGCTTGACTTCGACCACCTTCTCCTGCGGTAACTTATTTTTGACCTCATGCCGATAACGCATTACGGCCTTGAAAGGACGCCGTTCCTCACTTCTTAAATACTCAACCTTAAAACTGTCCTCAAGGATATTGCCCGCTGTAAAGAGTTGGTCAATAGGAACAGGGCCAAGGTTGATTTCACCGCTGTCAGGCATGTGAGGCACGGCCGGGAGCAGCGAAAACTTGCCATCCATAATCGCAAAATTGCACAAGAAGTATGGCGCTGTGTCGGAAATAAACTGACGAAGATTGCTGCGATCTCCGATGACACCATTAAAAAACAGTTTTTGCTTCTCGATAAACCTAGAGGTTTCAACAAAGTCAGCTTGGTTCACCAACGTTGGATTATTTTCATCCATCTTGAGCAACGACCCAGCGCCACCCATATTGTTTGCGAGCAGGTAGAAGACTAGATCCGTAAACAGATTGCTGGGACCGTTTGCCTGCCCGTTCACGATTGAACCGTCTTGGTCGTAAACAGTCAGATCAGGATGCAATCTTTTTACATGCAGTCCGCTGCCGAGCCAGACACGCATCTGATCAAGACTCGTAAAATTACGACTTGCCTTGAGAGACAAACCGGCAATAGTCATATTGCTATAGCCAGGAACATCAGCATTTGGAACAATTTCGTTTATGTAAACGATCGAGTGTTCAGGCTCTGAGTCATTTGATTTTTGGACCAATGATCTATAAAAACTAATGTCTGCATACTGACTTTGTCCCTCAAAAAAGGTTTCGCCAGTCAACTCTCCCTGCGGTTCAGTCTCGCCAAGATCTCCGATGATAAATTTGAAGCCTGTTTTTTCGTAAGAAGTGATGTACGGGTTGTCAGAAGAGATCGTAACCGTATCGCTGTACTGATCTCCCCTGCGCCAGTTCTCTGTTGTGTCTGAATCCTGCACGACCCTAATCGGTTCTTGTGGGTGATTC